AATAGATTTTTTAATTGATCAAAAGACTCTATGTCTTGTATGGGCGAGGGTCTGTCTGAAGCCCCTCTGTTAAAATCGTAATTTTCTCTTATTCGAAAACCATCCTCAACATCTTCAGCTGTATACTTTCCTAAACTAGTCGCAACCGTATATCTAGGATCATCTAAAGACCTAAGCGCGTCCTCCCACCCTTTATCAACAGCCCCCGAACCTCCTGATAGGTAACTTCTACCAAAAGTTGTTTTCGTCCTAGGTAATCCAGACTCCTGAATATCGTATGGAGAGACAGATGTTCTCCCCCTAGTCGTCTCAAAAGTTTCAACTGCGTCAGCGTCGCCTGCTTTTCTATACTCGTCTTCTAATACTTCGTTGTTGATTTTCTGGGCTATTATCTGATTACGAATTACGCCTAGTTCGTCTTCGGTGAAATCTTTTTCAGTTATAGGGCTTTCAACCCCCGCTAAATACTCACCAAACAATCTTAAGTTAGTGGGGATTTTTTTATACAGTTCCCCAATACCGCCCTCGCTACCCTCTTGGTACTTTTTTGGGCGTACAGACCCTCCCTCGCTTCTCATTTGTGGGCCAAGGACAGGAGGCACGCTTGTCTTTCGGTCTCGTCGGGCTTTTAAAAACATTTCAAGCGGCCCTTCGTCAAACCGTTTTTCGATACCGAACCCTTTTTTCTGTACCCTAGTTCCTAATCTGTTTAACAGCTTTTCTAATGTTGAAGGTTCTAACGGCCCTGCATCCGCTAGTCGTCGTGCGTCCTCTTCGCTATAGATAGCTGGTGGTCTTAATGGGCCTTCTTCTGATAAAAATCTAGCAGATGCTTCTTCAGCCTGTTTTATCCTTTTTTGCTCTTGAAGATTAACCCAAGCATTCCGTTTTTCACTAGGCGCATTCATCATTTCACGCAGATATTCTCGCTCCATCTCTCTACTTGTCGGACGACCTTCAGCTGCTGCTGTTTGGTCTAACATAGCGAAGATATCTAAACCACCGTCACTACCGTCTGCGTACCGTCGAGGTTGTACTGGTCCACCCGCAGCCATCTGATCAATATCCGCTGCTGACGCACTGACCATACCCATTCCAGGATTACCTTCCATCTGTGCCATCATCGCATTGCCGACATTCCTGACTCCAGGATCTACGTCCATCTGCATCTGGCTAATTTTTTCTACAGGAAAGTTATATACGTCTTGTGGTAAACCAACCGGCCCACCACTGCGAGCAAATTGTACGTTAGTAGGTTCTGGTCCTGACATCTGTTGTTGCATTAACATTTCAATAAGTTCAGGCGGTATTTGTTCACCTTGAAATTGTGGGGATTCGTACATACCTCCACCGTAAGTTTCTTCTAACGCTTCTCTAAAATCAGGTGCAGCCATTTCGGGAGAGACGGCATCGCCTATTGTTTCAATCGCTAACTGGTTCGAAGCCGGAATAACAGGGGCAGAGCCTTCAATATATGCAGCTTCCTGCGCAGCTTCTTCTGCCTTTTTTCTATTCTTTCTAGCCGCTGCAATACTAGCTCCTGTGGTAACAACCGAGACTATTGCAGAAAGAATTCCAAGGAACGCCTCTCTCTTTCCCGTCACGGGATTGCGAGTCAGCTTACCTCCTGGAACCATCTTTTCCAGCATCTTGACTTCAAGTGGATTTAAATGAACTAGCTCGGTATCACCAAACCGTCCTTGTTCCTCAACCAGATCAGCCGCTTTACTTAAGTTCATTTGTAGCTCTTACCGTAATATCCTTTTTGGAAAACCTGACCGCCAGTCTTATAACTTGCTGGCACCATCATTCTTCTGCGACGTCGCGTTCCTGGACGACCGCCCATGTTTTTCTTTTCAGTCTTCTCAGCTTGCCTAAAGTTCTCAGCGGTCGGTGCGCCTTCCTCACCTTTTCTTCGCATCCGCTCACCAGACCCTGCTGCTATACGTTTACGCTTCGCGTGTATATTTGCATATAATCCTGGACGACCGCCCGAGGCCATTAGGTCAGGATCTTCGTTTTGTTCATAATCTTCAATCATCCGCTGTTGTTCTCTTCGTTTATCGCGCACCAGCGTTTTACCTTCAGGAGTATCAAAAAACTCATTCATCGTTTTCTGATTTACTTCTTGGTTTAAATCTCGTATTAGTTCTTGGGACTTCTTCGGAATATCACCTAGTCCTTCAAATAGGTTAATGAAGCTACCTGTTCCTCGACCCTTAGCCATACCCGCTGCTAACGCACCAAGGCCAGCCATTTCAGGTGAGGCTCCGTATTCTGTTAATGTCGCTTCGAAATCTATTGGTTCTGACTGACCTACTTCGCCTAATAAATCAGACAACCGTCCGTCACTCAACGCCTCTAATAAACTGTAAATAGGAATACCGCTGGTAGCTACTTCAACACTTGCCTCGTCCGTAGGTATCCCCGCGAAATCAAACATCGTGCGTAACCCAGACATCGAACCACGGTTCGCCTCTAGATCATATTCGGTTTGCATATCATCCATTACCATTTCACCTTATCGGCCCAATAAGCCGCTGACATTTTTCCTTTAGCAATGTTTTTTCCATGGCGAGCCTTGAAGCTCTTACGACGCGCCTTCTGCTTATCTGACTCACCCTTCTTAGGCTTGCCTGCAGTCTTCACACCCTGCTGCCCGAAACGAATGAGTTTTAATGTGTGCCCTTCCTGCGCTAATACCATATGCGACTTCTTCGGATGACTGGGCGTGCGCTTCGGTTTGTTCACACCCTTCAAGTTGTGCTTCTTGATTAAGTTCGCTCTACGAGTTTCATGTGCCATGTGCGAATCGTAACTCTTTATACACGTCACGCGCAACGCTCTAAAAAAATGTCGCGAAAAATTTTTGGAGTAGGAGTCCCACGAAAATTTGCGAAAAATTTGTGGGCTGGGGACCCATAGCAAAAGTACAGAGGAAAAAGAGGCTGGAACCAAGGATGGTGAGTGGGTGGGCGGGTAAGGGGGCTGTCGGGGGGTATACCCCCCTGACTAACAAGCGTCCACACGCTTGTTACTAACAAGCCGACACACACAAGCTGCTAACAAGTGTTCACACGTTTGTTAGTAACCGCTAACAAAAAAGCCCACACACGGTGGGCTTAGGTTAGTAGTCCGTTAACCTACTTGTTTAGTCTAAACACTCTAAACGCCCGTGAGCAAGTTTGCGCGTTAGTGTCAGTGGTAGTCTGTTTAGAATTACCTAGTAAGAAAGCAGAGTAGGTTTCCCATGACTTAGATGGTAATTGAACATAAGCTAGGCCATTCTTATATGACCATGTGTTAGTGTCTAATTCCTTGTTATCAGGATTAACTTCTTTGTTTTTTGTATAAGAAGCAGGGAATGTTTCGGGCTGATTAACGTATGCTTTCTTTTCAGCACCTACACGCTTCATAATGTATGGCTTGGCTATCTCATCCATATTGAAAAGGGTTACTTCTTTCTTTTCTTTAAGAAGTCTAACACCTAGCCTAGCTATTGAGATAACTTGATTGTTTTTAACCTCTGCCATCATAGCCATTAGTTCTTTAGTATCAACAATCATGGGTTTAGTACTAGCAACAGTGGCCCCTTTGCCAGCCCCTTGATGATTGTCAATAAAGTCAAGTATGTCATCTAATGACAAATCAACAGATGGTGTGGTGTTTAACAAATTGTCAGCTGTATTATTTTTCATAATGTTTTTCCTATGTATGCCATTGTTATGCGTAATTGCTATTTGTGTATGGCATGGGCTTATTATAATACCTAACTTTAATTAAATGCAATATATTAAATACTTGACATTCACTTAAATATTATGGTTGGAGGTTTAGCACTTAGGCTAAATAGTTAACCTAAGCGTTAACTAATTTGTTAAACCTAAAATCCTGGGGACAAGACAACGCACACAAAACAAGAAAGCAAACACATAACAAACAAACGCACACATAACAAATAACAAAACGGTGGACACATAACAAACAAACGCACGTTAACAAACTTGCACACGCTTGTTATAACAAACCGTTGAACGGCTTGTTAAATCCTCCCGCTAATCTCTGGCTGGGTTCTGAATGAATGGGGGTGGGAGGGAGGGTGGCGCACGGACAGAGCGAAAAAAGATAGAGTAGAGTAGAGCGAGTAGAGCGACCGATAGAGTAGACCTATCGTTCTCTGTTTGGGTTCTGGTTTAACTGGAACCTGAACTAATCACTTCTCCCTCGATGGTTCGTGGTGCTCGCTTGCTGATCAAGTCGCTCAGTCGATCGATCAGCTGGTCCTTGCTAAGTCCGTCGATCTTAGCGGTCAGGACTTCGCGTCTATCGATGTAGAGCCCACCTGCCTTCCCTCGGTGGATCTCTGCCGTAATGGCTGCGTTAATCTGTCCTTGGTCCCTCGCCTCCTCCCTCAGATCGTGTAGAGCAGATAGATGGCTCTCCATGGAAATCTTTTCTCTTTCCTCGGCCTCTATCTCCTGCTCAATCAGATAGTTTCGCACTAATGGGTTGTGATTGAGTAACACACTGCCTTGTCGCTTCGCAGCGTTGCGGTTCTTCGTGTAGCCTGCTTTTACAGCGGCATCGGTGGCGTTTTGACCTTTAACGTACTCCCTCACAAACTTCTTTTGTTTCGAGTTGAGTTCCTGCCACGTCTTACCATCGGGGTCGAGGTAGCCGTTACCATCGTCTGTAGGAACCATTGGGGTGTACTTAAGTTCTTTCATCCAGTCATTCCGAGTGTTTCAACTGGGTGAAGTATAATTTATATATCTAATCTTTTTTATAAAAAGTAAAAGTTTTCTCGTGGCCTCTTTCCTTATATTCTCTCTCGAAACTAATAACTAATAGTTTTTCTATTACTTTCGTCACTCACCACTATCCACTGTTCTAGAGACTTTCACTCCCATTCTATTACTTCTATTAGTCTATTAGCTGTTTTTGTTAATTTTTTTAAAAAAAGTTAAATCTCTCACAGAACAATATAACTAATATCTAATAGTGATTTTTGGGCATAAAAAAGCCCCAGCTCACCATAGGTAATGAACTGGGGCAAATCCAAGTCTACCTCAAAGTAAAAAGGTCACCTTGAGTCTTCGAGGCAGTTTCGGCGGCTTGGTCAACCGTTAACCGTACTCAAGGTGTGTACTCTACAGTCGGAAACTCAGCTTTCTCGGGCAGTGTTGCTTCTAGCGCAGACTGTGCCTCGTTAGCCTCTGCTATTAAAACTCCGTCATTCACAACTACGAACTCGTTGCGGTGTCTTGTTGGAGTGTTTTTGAACTCCTCAAAAAACTCGGCGAACACCTCGCTGTCGTAAGTGCGGTACTTCGGATCTTTGTTCTTCCTCGCTGCGGCATAACTCAGCAGGTCGGTCAGCCACGTTTGTCTAGCGTTTTTCCAAACGATATTCTGTACTCCTTCGAACCCGAGGTTATTCACCCAGCTCTCGGTGAGCTCTGCAACGTAGGGGTTCACATAGCTGTATGTAATCGCCATGTCGAATACGTTCGGCATAGCCGCTCGCATATCCATCAACACGCCAGTGTCGGAAGTGCACACCATCTGGTGCGCTTCGTTCATCCCCCGCGCGTATCGGTCTGAGATGTCATCGGGCCACTTGTAGTAATCCCTGAGGAATGGCAAAATGATTTTCGAGTGATAGTCTGATCTATCCATTATCGTTCTCCTTTCTATTGGTTAAGTGTTTCTTGGAGTGGCCTCGAAAGGCCACTCGCAGAAAAACTCA